TTACATGGCTGTCTTGCTGACGGTATAGTTTTTTACAATTCCATTTGATAGTTGGATTATTAACGCCTTCCCTTCCGCCTTACCGAATGTAGTTGCATGACCATAAGTCCACGTTAAAGTTCGATTACCTTCTGAATCTACAGTCTGAGACATTGGTGCGCCGAAATATGCAATGACATTTTGCTCAGTTGTTGATCCTTTATGAATATTAGTTAATTGTGACTCATCAAAGTTTTTTCCTACTGAAGCACAGGAGGGTAATAATGTAGAAAAGGCTATAGTTATAAGTATTTTCTTCATACCACAAATCCCTTTACTGATTAATTATTAACACAATCGTTAATGCTTTTCGCTATATTATCAAGGGATAATATAGATTGCGCTGGTGATGCCATTTTCCATGTGCCTATATCATTGAAACCATCATTAGGTAATGTTCCGGTTTCTGCTTGAGCAAATTGTATATTGCTAAATGTATATTCTGTTATTTTATCTTTATTTACTATATCAAGTGTAAATCTAACAAACCTTTTCACAGAAATAATTCCAGCATCAAAGAAATAACTAGTAGTCCCATTTACAACCAAAGTATTATTATCAGATAGAGATAAAACCTCACCTCCAGAAACATTAGAAGATGAATTTATATTATGATAATTACCAGTGTATGCGCCGACAAAGCTCTTAGATGTATCGTTTAGCCGAACATCTCGATTAGTTACATTCCTTAAAGTACATATTTTCAACTTTTCAGTAGAGGGAGGGGTTTGCTCAAATTTTTTAGTATAGTTATTAATGTATTCATCCTGACCTTTTTTGCTAAATGATACCCCGCTGAAATCATTAAGTTCAGGGTCTCTTGACGTATCGACAGCACACCCTGTGAGTAAGATACCAGCGAATATAATTGCTATCTTCTTCATTTCACACCCTCGCCATTAATATTTTATTACAACCTACCACTAGTTGACGCAGGGATCTACTTTCGCCATCCATTTTTAGAAAACAAAGAAACCCGCAGTTAAGCGGGTTTAGCAATCAGTTAGTAATCATCCGATCACGATATGTTTATTGTAGTCTCTGGGAAGTGCTTTCCCATTCCTTGTTCCACACGTTCGATATATTCCACCACCACAGCGGATCGATGTAGGGAATCCATAAAAGTTCCGCTGACCATGATTGATGGGTTGCTAGTTGACATGATGACTCTATTCACGCGCAGCTATAGAAAGAAACGCCTCCAGATTGCCAAACGGATCGCCCTTTTCCTCCTCCTTACCTGACCAATCGAGCATCGCGTCAGTGAGTGGCACTTTGACGCCCTGAGCGCCATAAACAGCGCTAACTATCTGCGCGGCATGGATATCGCCCCGCGAATCACTGATTGGTGAAAGTTTGTCGTACTCAATCCACATTCGTAATTCACTTGCCGTCATCTCCTGCCGCAGTTCTGACAACGTGCGCCCCAAGCGGAGCGCCAGCGCCATCAGAAACTGCATCCCCGCCCGTGCTACTTTTTTTTAGCGATCTCGGTATCGTTGATGATATCCAGCGCCTGACGCAATAGGCGACTATGTACCGGTCCGTAAATCTTTTCTACGTCTTCGATATCATCAACACTGAATACCGGTTCGCCGTCTTCATCACGCAAAATATCGACAAATAGCGTAGCATCCGCGTGAAGATTACGCCGTGCGCGTTCTGACACGGACACCGATTCACTGTCATCGTCGGTTTTTATGGCATCCTGCCAGCGTAGCCATGCTTCAGCACTGGGCTCGCGCAGAATGACCTTTACCCCCTCCCACTCTGGCACCTCGATCGCTTTCGTGAGAAAACCCGAACCCGCAGCCAGCGCTAACGCCTTGATGCTTTTCTTTGCCATACTTTTGTTGCTCCAAATTAGCTGATGGTGACAGTGCAAGATGCAGATGTGATTGTTGTTGGCGTCGCCGCTGAATCCGTGACTTCACACGCATACGCGCCTGCATCACCAGAAACCGCGCTGGCTTTGTTGAACGTCGACGCTGTTTGTCCAGATACTACGACGCCCCCCTTAAGCCATTTGTATGTGTACGGAGCAACGCCGCCTGTTGCTGCAACCGTCAGCGTTAGCGCTGATCCAGCCGCCGCCGTTGCGGTCGCAGGTAGATTGGTTGTAAACGCCAGCGCACCAGGTGCATCAATTGGCGTTGGCTTACCTTTCAAGCGAAGTGAGAACGTTGCAGCCACTACGCCGTTTGTACCTGATGACCACGTATGCTGGCGAACTTCAGCAAGAAACTGAAAGCCGTTACCTGATGGGAATGTCACACGAAACCCATAGCGTGTGTCGTTATCGTATGCATCGCGCAACGCATCCTGCGCCGCATTACGGTAAAAATTGCCGGACAGAGAGATTTCAGACTGGGCGGGCAGTCCGTTAATGTTCTCCATTTCCTCAGAGCACAGCGTGGTTACGTCGATGTCGTTTTTCTGCCCACCAGTGAACTGAATCTCTTTAATCGTACAACTCAGATTAAGGAATGTTGCTGACGCAATACCCTCTGGCGTCGTCGGCGTTGATGTGATTTCAATTACCGTTTTCTGTGACTTTTCATAAAGTGCAGACATGGGGATTTCTCCAAATAAAAAACCCGCTCAGTGGCGGGTCGGGATAATGATTAAGTGGGGTTAGTCGATGAACTGGAGTTCTGCTGTTGATCGGTACAACCCTGTATCAGAGTCATGCCCATGCGTCAGCATCTGGTTTCCAGGGGCCAATGGCGACAATGCCGCTATGACCTCGTTGCTAATTTCACGCGCCTGCGCGATGGTTTTCGCGTACACGTCAAACTGAACCGATGATGTTGTTTCAGCAGGACCGCACAGCACATCAGCAGACGGCTGAGACACGAACGAAAAAACTACCCACGGCGGGGAAATTGCCGGTTCTCCTTCACTATTCAGCGGAATGATGTACGGATAAACGTTACCGCCAGCCAGCGCGGAGATTAACGGGTAAATATCGATTTCGGTCATCGACTCAGCGCCTCATCGATAGCGGTGCTCATACGCGTGATAGCAGCCTGCGCCGCCTCCTCTTGTGCTGTATCGAATGCGGGTCGCACAAACGGGTGAGCGGGCATATTTGCGGTTCCCATTTCAACAAAACGCCAGTAAAACGCATTACGCGGCGAATTGGCCTTCATTTTATTGTCGCTATTACCCGTTCTTGGGTTAACGCCGCGAATATGCACGCCAGATGAGATTTCCCCCTTTCGTCGTGATTTTTGCGTTACCACTACAACGTTTTTACGCATTTTTCCGGTACGAGCAGGGGCATTGGCAATAACCTCCTCTTTCAACACTTCGGCACCGGCACGAGTGGCATCACGCAAGACTTTGTTATTCTCCGCCTTACTCAGTTTCTCCAAATCTTTTGCGATATCGTTCAGACCGGAAAAATCGAGGCCAAAATCAATCACGTTTCACCCCCTGCTTACACAGTATTTCCAAACGAGTACATTTACCGTCTGGAATCGGTGGACCGATGATGTCCAATACCAGCCCCTTGAAGGGGCCATTGAGACAATGCAGGCGTGACGCGGCAGATACATCACGGCGAAACCGCATCCACACGCGAATTGTTGCCTCGGCTGATACTGCGCCAGACGCAACTAACTCCCGCCCGCTGACTGGAGAAACCTCAGCCCACACTGTCGCGCCGTCACTCCACGTTTCGAGCGGCTGACCACCAGCGTCGCGGATCGTAGTGAAATTCTGGATAGTGACGCGGTGGCGTAGTCGTCCTATTCTCATAGCACCTCACAGCCCGTAAATGCGATATGGCTGCAAAAGAGACTCAACAGTAAAAGGAATAGCCTGTGCTGTTTGACCAATCACAACCGTTTCTCGGTTTTCGTACCAATGCCCAATCAGTAGCAGTATTGCCGCCTGAACATCCTCTAGGAGAATGTGATCGTCATCCTCTGCGTAACCCTTCGCGTCTGCGTTTTCGTAAAGTTTACGCCGAGTGTATTTCTCGACATGCCTTTCCGCAGTAGTGATGTACACATTCAATAGCGTATCGTCATCATTGCCGGACTCGATGCGGCAATGATGTTTAACCAGGTCGATATCCAGCATGACGCCACCTTATTTTTTCGCCTTTTTAGGCTGTTCCGGCTGTTCCGGCTGTTCCGGCTGTTCCGGCTGTTCCGGCTGTTCCGGCTGTTCCGGCTGTTCCGGCTGTTCCGGCTGTTCCGGCTGTTCCGCAGGATTATCCTCGACAATCTGTTTTGCGTAGTCTTTTGCAATTAATTCACGCCCATGCTGCTCCTGCGTTTCAAACTCAACACCTTCAACGATCACCACCCCTTGATGATAGATAGGTTTTTTCGCAATCAATTTCATGTTTTTACCTTAATGAAAAGCGGCCATCAGGCCGCTACATGAAAGAAGTTAAACGTATTAACTGCCATTACCAGCGGGTACAGTGAACGTGCCGTAAATAAACGCTTCAGGCCGCTTCACGGCCAGAGCCAGACGCTCTTCACAGCGAATTGAAATCATGTTTTTCTCGAAGTCGTCCGCGTTCTCCGTTGAGATGACCACGTTGGCATCTTCGCGATCAAACAATTGCGCGGCAGCGTTAAACGCCCCCGTCAGGAATTTACCCTGAAATGCTGCCGTTTCAGTAGCGACAACAGGAAGCCCCCACAGAGTTGGGCCAACCAGCGCCGATGGATTGGCAAGGATGTAGCGCCCCAGCGTGTCTTTTGTTAGTTCGATTTTCGCCCAGTCAATAAAGTGCAAGACATGACCGGAGGCGGGAAAACGAGCCAATTGCGCCTGAAGCATGGCAAGGCGTAGATCATCAATGCCGTTTTGCTTATCAACAGCAAATGCTGCACTAAATGCAGACGCCTGCGGCACGATTCCGTGCAAATGTACGCCAGTGCCATCACCGAACAGGATTTCCTGTTCTTCTACGTATTTCAGGCCATAGCGCATTTCTGCATCAATCGTAGATTGCAGTTGTGCAAAATCGTCCAGAATCTGCTTAGACGCTTTGAACATGTGGGCAATCGTCGTCACTGGTGTGATTTTTGTGGCAAATTCAATGTTACTGTAGGGCTTGGTCGTTCCTTCTGGCACTACAGCTGCATTGTTTGTGAATCCGGTCTGCTGTACCCAAAAAATGGCAGGCGATCCGGTGCGTCCTGGTGCAATAAGGTCACGAATAAATAAACGCTGTTTTGGTGCAGTATCAATGCCAGGAAGACGTTGGGGCTCAACAACACCATCAGCAACATCGGTAGACAGTAATGCAGCATTTACTGGAATACTGACACGCTTTCCACCTTCAACACTGGCAGCAAACGTTTTAAGCGCTTCTGAGCTGATAACCACTTTACCAACCGTTTCCACAACGGCAGCAGCGTTTGATAATGGCATCTGCGCCACATGCTGTTCCAGTTCACCCAGTGCAGCCTTCAGCGTTTTTTCAGCAGCAGTCAATGCGTTAAATTCAGAGGCCATCTTGTCAACGGCCGCTTTAGTCTCTTCGGACAATTTGCCGGATTTTTTCGCCTCACCCAGCGCTTCCTCAGCCTTTGCATTGAATTTTCCAGTCGCTTCTTCAATGCTGGCAGTGACCTTTTTCAGAATATCGTTTACTTCAGACATAATATCTCCAGATGATTAGCACGCCGATACTAGGCCGCTTAATGCGGCATCCAGATTGGCAAGAGTTTCAGGTTTGATTTCAGCAGCGCTTGGCGTGCTTTCGTTATCAGGGGTAGCGCCAGGCGTACCACCCGTTAAAGACTTGATAAGACGGCGACGCTCTGAGCGTGGCGTGTTAGCCTTTGCTAGGAGCGCATCTAATTTTCGTAGTGCGGCAGCAGGAGAATCATCACCATCAGAAACCGCATCAGCAGAAAGAAGGCTGTCAGCCAGACCTTTATCCACCGCATCACTTCCACCGATATAACTTTCCGCATCCATCAACTTCGATATCGTGTCGGTATCAAGGCCAGATCGTGCTGCATAAATATCCGCCATGGCGCCATCAAACGGCTTCAGATAGTCAGCCAATTCAGCAAAGTCATGGCGATTACCCATAGCGACGATCCAGCAGTTATGGATCATTAAAAATGCACCACGGCCTATCTGAATCTCATCGCCAGCCATTGCGATAACAGAGGCTGCACTGGCCGCAATACCCAGCACTTTCACTGTTACTTTTCCTTCGTATTCGCGCAGCAGGTTGTAAATCGCCAGACCTTCAAACATATCCCCACCAGGGGAATTAATGTTTACGGTAACATCAGCGCCATTCATTGACCGCAGAGCACCGGCGATGCGTTTTGCTGTCACCCCTTCATCCCAATAATCGCGTCCGATCACATCAAACACAGAGATGGTGTTGTCACCACTTGCAGCGGCTCGAATGCCACCATTCCAGCGTTCAAGCGCTGATGGCATTGGCTCACAGGTAATTCCCGCGCAGGGGCGACCCACCGGCGCTGCCGGAAGTTGTTTTTTTGTCATGAAAAATAGCTCCTACGCAGCCTGTTTCAGCGGCGACTGTTCGAAAGGAATATCGGGGAATACATGGCTATGAAGTTGCCGTAATGCCAGCGCCTGAGTCGCCAGACTTCCGTTTTTCAAATCTTCCAGAGGTGTCAGATTCAACTGGACGGTGTAGATATCGCCGCCTTCAATCGGTGGCAGGTTCTCAAGACGGCGAACGTCATTACGGGACATCCATCCATTTTGCAGCGCGCTCGTATAGTACGCTGCACGGCCTGCACTATCTGCGCGTAGCAATCCCTCTACAGAGAACTCAGCAAACAGGTCTTCATCCCCATTCAGCAAACAGCGGGAAATTTCCTGCTCAATGTTTACCAGAAGCGGACGCAACGTGTGCGTAAGGAATTGTAGGTTCATCCCCTCAAGCGAAGATGCCCAACTGCTTTGTTTTGTCGTGTGTCCGACCATGAATGGTGGCACACGGAACCAGCGGCAAATCTCTTCAATGCTGAAAGAACGGCTCTCAAGAAGTTGCGCAGCTTCTGGATTCATCGTGACATTCTGGTAGGTCAGTTCGTTTTCCAGAACCATTAACTTCCCAGCATTTTTTGAACCGATGAATGCGTTCAGATTTTTACGTAGGCGCTCACGCTGCTCTTTATTCAGTGCCGTTTTTGATGACAGGAATCCTGTACTTTGTAACCCGTTCTCAAAAATCTTTGCGGCCGCCTCATCAACCGACATAGCAGCACCAAACACATCGACACCCGCCATCGTTGGCATCATGCCGCACACCCCATCCAACCCGAACCCGCGAATATGCATCAAACGCTCTGGTGATATATCTCGCTGCTTGCCATTTTCCGTGTAGGTATACTGCAATCGGCCAGTATCCAACCGCTTTACCACCATATTCTGGGGTAATAGCGGAACCAGAGAGACGGGCTTGCTTCCTATGAAAAACTTTTCAACGAACGCGTTGCCACGTAAACAGATACTCGCAACCACCAGCAGCATAAATCGCGATGGCGTCATTTCCGGATTGGGTCGGCGGCACAGAACCTGATAAGCCACATTGCCCTGAGCCAGTTTTCGTGAACCGTCAGGCTGACGCTCATAAATTTTCAGCGGTAGTGTTGAAACCGATTCGCTTAACAGCCGAACGCACGCCCAGACCGCTGACAACCTCATGATTTTATCTGCTGTAACGGTTTTACCACTGCTACTGGTGCCGAACCATTCCTGCCAGAATGTCCCGTTCGTCAGGCTGATTGGTACACCCATCCAATTTAAAAGGGCGCTTTTTACGCGCCCTGGTTGTTTATTCTTAGCCATTAGATACCCACTATGATCGGATCATCAAAAAAGCCTTCAATATCGCCATCATCCTCTTCATCCCCTTCCGCTGCGCCAACCGCCATCGCGCCAGAAACAACGCCATCTATTCGGCCATTACTTCTACGCTTGCTGAAAACACGGTTACCGTTTTTATCCTCTTCAATAACAGCGTTCGCCGCACACCAACGCAGGCAGGGATTCAAAGCAATAACGATCCGCTTCTCCATAATTAGTTGCTCAAACAACTCAATGGAGTGAGGCATCCACAAACCTGATTCAGCCGACTTACCAAACCCCTGCCCGTGCGGAATCAGCGGAACGGCAACGCCTTCTTCATCCAGTTCAGGAGTAAGATAATCGATGTGATAACGGTCGAACGCAACCTTTCGAATATCAAACATCGCAGCCAGCACAGCCATTCGCTTTGCGACAAATCCGTAATCGATGGCGGTGCCAGGAGGGGCATGTATATGTCCATCTCGCTCCCACGCATCGTAAGGAACGCGGTCAACGCGAGCGCGATCATATAACGTGTCTCTTGGCGTCCAGAACTCAGTCAGCATTACGCTGATGTTGGGAAAGTAAAGGGAAAGTGAGGTAAGATCGCGTTTGCCCGATAAATCCAGCCCGCCATAGCAGGTTTTACCCAGCAACTGCTCAATACTGATGGGCTTTTCGCAAGCCATCCAAACATTGCCGCTGATCCACGGGTTCTCTGCATCCACCCATTGACAGAAGTTCAGGCGTCGCACCAGACTTTCTTTCGCTGGCATACCACGAGCGTCCTCTACCTGCTCGCGCAAATAATCAGGCAGAAAAGTATACCCCATGGAGGGATTCGCTTTACCCCAGCATGATTCATCTTTAAATGGGTCATCGCCCTCATCCAGTGAACAGATAAAAGCAAAGAACGCATCATTTTCGCTCTGGCCAGCGGCAACCTTTTGACCATACTGGTGATAGTCGTAACAGACACTGGTTTTATCATGTCCGCTGTTTGTGATCATGAATATCAATGCCTGTCGCCGTCCCTTCGTCCCAGCACGCATCATTTCTACCGCACGGTTGTCCTTATGTTCATGAATTTCATCAATCAGGGCACAGTGAGGACGCGGCCCCGACTGCCCATCGTCAGAGCTGATTGGTCTGAAGAAAGAACCGTTTTGCAGGAACGCCAGATTCCACTCTTTTCCGGCCCCTCCAGATTTCTGAATTCTGGACAGGAGCGCAGGCGACTGATCAACCATCGCCACAGCATCTCGAAACAATATCATGGCCTGGTCTTTTTTCGTCGCAGCGGTGTATATCTCCGCACGTGGCTCTTTGTCAGCCATCATGCAGTAAAGACCAACACCAGCCGCTAGCGGTGATTTACCAGACCCCTTGCCGGACTCGACATACGCTGTGCGGAAACGACGCGTACCATTTGCACGCTTCCAGCCAAAAACAGAGCCAACAACAAAACATTGCCAAGGCAGCAGGATAAATGGCGCACCTTCGTGTTCGCCGCCATTCAGTTTCAGTACTTGAGCAAAAAAATTGATAGCCCGAGTAACAGATTCAACATCCCAGGCCAAATCTCGTTTTTTGCCCTCTTTTAAATCACGTAAATGACGCTGGCAGGCATTCCGAATATCAGGACCTGCAATTATCTTCCCTGAGACCACATCCGTGGCGTACTGCGTGGCTGGGTCAACCGAAGAACTGGTTGAGCGGGTCCTCTTCTTTTTCTCCACCATCAACTTTCACCTTCGTTCTGGCGGCTGGAGTTAGGCCGAATTCCACTAGGTAACTCTTGAAACGACGATCTGCTTCGGCTAGTTGAGCTACCGCTGGGTGTCCCTTTATCAGGAAGTCTCCCATCTGAGTTTTTGTCGTGTATGTGTTTCCTTCAATCGCTATCTGATCCTCTAGCCGCAATATCTGTGAGTAGACTGCACACAACCGCTCTAGTGCAAACGTGTCTGCAACAGTCAAAACACCCATGCTGTCCAGCAGCACAGTTAACTTCCCCCATGCAACTTTTCCCCAGTCACTTAAGTGGGTTGGGGGACTAGGAATTTCACGTAATGGTTGAGGCTCTTTATCATTAAGTTTGCGTTTGCCCGGATTACCAGTAACCACTTTCAAGTGGGTCGGTTTCGGGCGTCGTCCTGCCATCGGAACCTCCCAGAAAAAAACTTTTCATTTCGCGGTTGTGCACAAAAATGACGGTGGTCGGTGTTCAAAGGCCCGCCCTCTGAACTCTCGACCCGCCCTCCCCTTCATGATGTTGAGAATCGTTATCATTTGTCTCTTTTGATATTCATTCTCATTTGAACCAATGCGAATTGCTATCCAGCGGTAAGCCATCCTCAGTACATCCGATGACCTTCCCACTCTTCTCCATTCGCTGCTTGGTTGAGTTGTGGTGTGGGTTACACAGCCCTTGCCAATTCTTTCTATCCCAGAACAAGCGCTGGGCAGTCGCCATTTCCTCGGGTGTCTTGGCCTCATGCATCTTGTGAGGTTTGATGTGGTCAACAACCACGGCTGGCTCATATCGGCCAGCATCACGGCACATCACACAGAGCGGGTTAGTACGGAGATATTCGAGTCGTGAGCGCTGCCACTTGCTGCCATACGGCTTTAATTTGCTCATGCCATGCCTAAAATTAATGACTGCGGAAACAAAAAAAGCCCCAGCGAATGCCGAGGCTAAGAGGTGTATTATTTTAGCTATTTATTTTTTATAGCCGCTTCTATAGCATCAGCCAGAGCTGCAATTTCATTAGCTACAGATTTCAAGTCAACAGACACCTTTGATTGAGTTCCTGCCCCAGTTGAACCGACCGACGCCTTAGCTATTTCAAGCGCGGCCTTCACAACCTCAAGGCGATCTTGTGCGTCATTGTTTGGAACGCGATACTTTTCCAGCATTGTCTTCTCCATTTATTATTGCTGTCCAAAATTGGGCGGCAATAATAAATAGATTGGGAACAATATTAATTTATCAAGATTATCACAGGCACTCAGTGAATGCCTGATGTAATGCCAGCCACACTCTCGCAGTGTCCGCGCTCATGCCCTTGAGTTCTCGCTGCTCAATTGCCGCTAATAACCAGTGCGCGTCTGGCATTCGCGCTGCTTTAGCGGAACTTATTATGATCTATGAACGACCCATCACTGCACAGGCTCGCCATTACGCGACTCGGGGTAGCATCATTGCTGCTGCATTGGCACTACTTGTCGCGGTCTATCCGCGTTGCCACTTCATGTACTTTTCTCCAAGCAATCAAAAAACCTCCCGAAGGAGGTTGTCGACCGTGAATCAGTCCATCAGGGCAAAGGCTGTTACGAATACCTTCACTAACCACTCTAGGTTAAATTTGGTTAAACGCTGTTACGACGACAAAGATTTCTGGATCAAACATTTGATGAAGGTTGATTATGGAACGATAAGCATCTCTTGGGTTATTACTTCCTGATAGTTCAGTCAACATCGGATCGGGAAATTCTGGATATACACCTGATTTTTTGCCCATAAAATCACCATTTTTGTAAACTTCAACACAATAAAACCAACTAATCATATATCCTCCATTTCATAAAGTGAGGCTACACAATAGCGCCAAGATTAATCTTAATGAAGTAAGATTTATGATTCATCATCAGACTCACTCGCAAATGCGCCTTGTGATGGTCACAGCTTAACTTCCCATAACACGCCACCATTGCCAACCGAGTCACATGTCGCGTTTATCTTAACTGACGATCCAGCCCAACCGCATCGCGCAGGCAGCGCCACGCTTTGACCATACCGGAGGCCGGAGTCTCGCGCACAGGAACCATTGCTGAAGCTCGTCCTAGTATAGTGTTGCCATGATTTACTTCTACCTAATATATTGAATGGTCGATAACGTTGATGTCTCAGGAGATTAATATGAATAAAGAAAATGATGTGCCTTGTTTTTGTTCAGAGCACTGGAATCAAAAGATGATCTGCCCTAAAGACGTCACTTCCCCACAAAACAAATTCAAGAAGCTTGTTGAAATAATCGTTAACAACGGCCCTGAAGGATTTTCTCTTGCTTGGATAGACTGGGATGACCTTGCAGACGGCAAAGTGGAAAAGGTACTGGCAATACGTTGGAATGGCTACCTTGAAGATGACGGCACATTGAACAAGGGGTATCCAGTTAACCGTGGTTTTCCTTCTTGGTTTATCGTTCCTGTAGAGCTAGAGCATCTGTTAGCTCCCAATGGGAAGTTTCCTCATGTAGTTCCACCGAGAAAGCCTTAGCAAGAATGAACCTCATATTGCCATCATAATGCCAGTGAATGCAGGCATTGTGATGGTAATAAAAAAACCACCAGCGTATGCCAGTGGCTTGAAATGGTAAAAGACAATCAAAATTCAGAGAGCCTGGAACATGAGTGAAAAGTACTTTCTTCAGGAGACACCATTACAAACACTACCGATGTCAAATCACTTCTCTTCATCATGTTTTTTATATTCCTATAAGTTCTGTCTTTTATCAATTTAGCAGCATCAGCTTCGCTGACATATGATAAGCGTGCAACTTTCCCTACGTATTCTTCTTCTTTCCCAAGATAAATGTTACTTGGTAACTTATCTCCTTTTTGGGAAAGTCTTTCAAAATCTCGTTCTGATAAATATTTATCCACAGATCTATAATCGCTTGAATCAGCATAATTAAGATCGAAAGTGATAAGGACTGTGAAGTTTACAATCGTCATAACAACTCCATTCAAATTATGGACTTGTTACATTACACATCAGATTTATCCGAATAAAGCATTATTACAGGCACTCAGTGAATGCCTGCTGTAATGCCTACCTTGCCGCCTCAATCTCTCTGATTGCTTGTTTGTCGGCGTTACACTTCTCAATGACGGTCAGTAGGCGTTCATTCAGTTCAACGCTATCGCCGTATGTCATCTGATGCGGTATTTCCGGCACGATACAGTCAATCAGTAACTCAGTGGGGATTGGCACTACCGGAGCCGCGACGTATTCTGTCCGCGTGTTCCCGCAACCCGTTAACCACGTCAGCAGGAACAGGACTAGCAGCACATATCTCACCAGATAACGATTGACGTATATGAACAATGCGCGTCTCAGACTCATTCTGTATCTGCTGTTTTGCATCTGCATTAGCTCGCGTGATTGTGTTGATGATGCGCATAGATGTGATGACGTTTGACGTTATCGTTTCTGCGCGCTGTTCGTTTGCAGCAGATACATTACTGTCACGCTCAGCGGCATCAGCATCCCAGCGCAGCCCCTGAACGTACCAACCGATCACTATTCCAGCCACCAGCGTGCCAGTGGCTAATTTCCAGTTAGGAATGGTACTCATACCAGAACTTGTCGGGCACGTTCGAAGCGCTCACGCCGCTCGGCCAAGCCGTTACTCCCGCCATTTATCAATCGGGTTACAGCAACAACGTCATCAGCCACAGCGCCGCATTTGCGTGAATTCCAGAACCATGCGGCAGAACGCATCGCATAAATGTCCCGCTCTAATAGCTCAGGTTTAGCCGTCAAGTCCAAGCCCAATACCGCACCACAATGCATGTAGTTCGTCGCACCTGTGACTTGAATCAACCCGCGTCCACGGAAGTTCCAGCCGTCACCTGCTGCCTTGTTCCCCATTCTCCCGCCATAAACTAGATTAGCTATTGCCGCCTGTCGGTTCAGAGGAACGGATTTTTCACCAGGCTGACGCCCCAGCATTGAAATTTGATCAGCGCTCAGCCGATGGCCGAATGTCGCTTTCAAGCCATTCTGGCTGTAGTTGAACGACTCAACGATGTGAGAAAATCCGGCTGACTCATGACCCACTTGAGCAATAAACATCGCTTGTGCCACTGGATGAGTGATGCCGTATACATCGAATGTGTCCTTAATAACCGGATACCAACGTGCAGCCAACTCGGCGCTGACATTAGCCGCCATTTGAAATTGTGATTGATTCATACTTATACCTGCGAGTTAGTGTCACCAGTCTTGCTGCCAACAACACGGCGAAGAATAGAGCTGATGTAATCAATGCCAAGAAATCCGATGAACACACTACCCATCGAAGCAAAGCTTGAATCCCAGCCTAACGCTGATAACCCGTCATTGATGTAATAAGCCACCAGCGAACACATTGCAGCATCGAGCAATCGTCGTGACCAGCTATCACGGCCAACGTATGCGGCACGCAAAAGCGCCATCACCGCCGCTGCAACTGAGTAACCGACTTCTTTCTGTGTAAACCACGCAATAATTTGCGCCCACATGTCGGGGTTTTTGTCTGGCATTTTCATAGTCTCCACCTCCGTCTCGCGGGGCTGTGTGATTTAAGGGTAAAGAAAGCCCGCCACTGGCTTGCAGCGGGCTATGTGATTTATTGATTAGTTACTGCTGAGTTGTATCAGGGACAGCCGAGGTCACTACCGAGCGAACCTTTCTGCGCTTTGATTGTGCTGGCGACGTTAGCTGGCAGAGCTGACCAGATTGTCAGGCCTGTCTTCTGTTCGATTTGGCTAACCGTCACTTGGAAATTACAGAAATTCGCGTTGCGCGGTGTGTTCTGATCCATGATAAACGCAGCGTATTTCCCGTCCGCAGGGCTTGAGCCTGTAAAAAGGATTTTCCAGTAACCACTCGGAATCTGAACTGTCGGCGCGTTAGGTAATGTAGCAATATTGCGCTCGAACAGTGGGCCAGTCACGGTGTAGACCGTTTTACTATTCGATAGGGCCCGTTCTTTATCTTCCAGTCGTACCCACGCCCCTTGATTCAAATCGGCTTTTTGCGGAGTAATGTTGGAGAGATAATTCAGGGACTGCCAGTCTGATGCAGCTGCAAGTCCAGCCAGCGGGGCTTGATGCCCGCGGTCTACAGCTAACGCAGCATTTGCGCCAGTGTATGCCGCTGGTGCTAATGTGTCAGAGGCTGGCAAGTCAGGGTCTTGACGCCATGTGCGGGAGCGACCACTTGCTTGAGTTGCTGACGTCATTTTATACGCGACCCAATTCGCGAATTTGGTCGCGCTGTTATTGTTCAGCGTATATGCATTACGAACCAACGTCTGAGAACTACCGCCTGTTGGACAGCCCACGAGGCAATTGTCTGTCGACACAGCAGCGACTGCCTGACGAGCTGGTGCAGGCGGTGCAATCTCAGCTTGCTGTTGAGGTTGTTCGACTGCTTCCTGTGGTTGGTACGTTGAGCACGCGCCCAGAAGCAAAACGGGTAGTAACTTGATGAAATTCATTTTCATGCGATGTATCCCTTTATGAAAGTTAGTACGTTTATGTGTTGGTCAGCTGTGTAGCTCGACACATACAGAGTGTACTCAAAGGGATAGATTAGCTTTATTAAACTGGATTACATTCCTGCGCCTGCTGCACAACATAGAGTTCAAGGCGTATCGAGCGGTGTTTTTGTTTGATAAGCCGCTTAACTTCGCGACCACTCTTATCACAGTACATAAGTTTTTGCGTACGCGTTAGTCATTTATTATTGACTCACGCGCATAAAGGATACATGTTTAAGCACTAATGGCTTGGCATTAAAAGGATTTTGAATGTACTGTATATGTATACAGTGACACTATAGGTTTATGCCATGAACAAATTTGCAAGACTTTTACTGACAGCAAGCTCCATAGCACCCGTGTGTGTGACTTTAATTTTCATAGGCTTTATGAAGGATGTCGCCTGGTTGATCTACTCCAGCATGGCTATGGGGTTTGTCAGTTGGATCTCATGTGTATTTTTTATAACTTTTGCGGAAAAAAATCTTGTTAGACTAAGAAAAAATATTGACACCATATCGCCTGCAAACAAAGAAGTAACAAACTACTTCTTGAGTTATCTTTTCCCTTTACTTGGAACAGATTCAATTGCAGAAGATTGGAAATATGCATTGTTCTTTTATTTTTCACTATTGTTTTATATTAGCTTTTCTGAAAACTATAACTTTAACCCATTATTATCTTTACTCGGATATAAATTCTATGAGGCTGAAGATGATACTGGGGTTGGCTTTGTGCTTATATCTAGGGAAATAATAACGGACGTTAGAAATGTAAATTTCTCAGTCGTCCAATTAACTGACTACACATTTTTGCATGTAACAAGGTGATAATATGCCTCTTTTCGCTTTAATGGATAAAAACACAGCCAGTACAATTTTGAGGGTTAACACAGATAACCCTACAGATAGTAAGTTATTGCAGGCATTCCAAGATCAAAGTAGATACTTCGACGTTCATCATAGCAATAAAGTTTCTTTTTATGCGGGTTATAAACCAAGTTATGACGAGTGTTTTGAATTAAATAACTTTATTAACTCAGCCCCATTAATTGATGCTGTCACAAGGAACACTGCAATACCCCAGTGGGATCCAAAGGTAATAGGGCTAGAGCACATAAAAGCCTTATTTATGGGTATAGACCCGACTAATGATTCAATCATTGCTGTTCAGACTTTTAATAAAAGTCAGATTTTAGACATTTCAAAGTCATTGTTTTTAAGTAAAAACACCTTCACAATGGCAGCATCTGAGGGCTTTAATATTGATGACAAAGTAACAGCAATTATTGATGGCGATACCATAAGATTCAAGAGCTTCCATAAACTAAGAAGCATTTTTAATATGGACAGCTATTTCACTGAAGCAACAGATCAAGATCTTGAAAATTTTAGCAATCATATGAAATTTAGTCTCCCTCAGGGTTTTGACTTGAAAGTTGTGGCTGACACCGTCATTCGTAATAAAATAACACTTATCAACACATCTGGAATACTTGACAATGAAAGCATTCCAAAGCTAAAAATTGCAGCACAAAAAATAAACTTCCAGTTAGATACTATCGGCTCGGGAGCAACCGAAAAAATAGTTATGCCGCAAGGAAAAAAAGAAATAAAAAAATTACTTGAGTTCTTAGATGAAGATATTTTCACTTCAGAGCTAAGTCAGAAGATTTATAAATCCAACTCCAAAAGACCTTACGTCTAATTAAATAGCCGCTCTATGTAAATGAGCGGCCATTTAACTTAACTGTTAAGAATTGAAAGAACTCCTTCAATAAAACCAATCGCTGTTTGCAACTCCTTTCTTATTGTTCCATCGGAATATTTTCGCTTTTTGGCTATCGCTCGGAGAGAAATTCCTAAAACAAAATGCGCAACAACAAGGTCATACTCTTCTGGCTTGTATTTTTTTAACCGAGCTACGCAGCCATCGATCGTGATCCCTTCGTCATCACCGCACTGAGCACGAGACTTCTTACCATGAGGGATAAGTCCTTTAAAGCCAGCAGCGATTGGTTGCCAGTCTACCCCGCTTTGTTCCGACGCAGCCCAGGCACCCCAGCGATCTAAACGCTCATACATATCACTCATTCTCTACACCTTTTTTACTTTCCCGATTGAAATAGCCCCGATCCCCAATGCACGGTTTAGGGTCTGGACCAATAAAAGTAACTGACTGCCGTATTCCGCTTCCCATGCCGTTACATCCCTGTGCAGCTCGTCGTGATGACGGCGGCACAGCGGAATAACAAATATGTCATGCGTTTTTGTACCCATGCCGCCGAGTCCGTACCCGATCACGTGATGCGGATCATCAGCAGGAGCGCCACAGCATGCACATTGCTGTGACTTCACCCACCGCGTGTACTTCTCGCATTCCATGCGCTGCAACTTCGGACGCAGCATAAATCCCGCTGGTGGCTCAGCATCTTCAACCAGCCGAATGACCGGCTTAACACGCTCTATGCGTTCATCAATGATGTCTCGGACTGGTGTTGTCCATTCGATATCGCATTCCCGCTGTGGACCCTCTTTCTCTTCTTGCGAAGGTATACGCAGGCTGATGCGTATAGCGTGCTGTGGCAGCAGATCGGACACGCCTTTCACTACTGACCACCAACTCAGCTCATGTGACGTGACCTGATGTCCTTCAGGCAGCATTAGCCAAGTTCTGGATTGATGAATTACCCATTCAGCAGCGTTACGATCCGCCAACTCATTCAGAACTGGCGTTTCGTGTTCACGTACCAAGTTGTCACAGTGCCAGCACAGGCGAATGGCGCTATGGCCATATTTGAGAACAGTCATATGAGGTGAGTGATACTCGCTTTCGCGCTGGCACCCCGTTGACTGGCGCAGCCAAGAAATGAGTTCGTCAGTACCGCCAGCGGTGTTTATCACGCGCTCGTTCGTGAGAAATGGACGCCAGAGCGGATCATTTGCAAGTTGTTGCTCCTGACCTGGCAGCAAACCTGATGGTATTTCTTTCAACTCATCGGGCTCACTCACCACAAGCACGCGGCCAGTAAATAACGAAAGCAATTCTTTGCCGGGGCGCAATATCACCTGCCCCAGCTCAGGCACAGTAACGGCACGTAATAACGCCCTCATTCAGCACCTGCCTGAAAATCACTGATCACTATCTCCGCTTTGCCGCCTTTCGTTACGGGTCCCCACTCCACCAGCATGCGTTTAATCTGACTATCATCGTTCCACACACCAGCATGCGTCAGAGCGTCAAATAGAGCCTTCTGGTAATTATCCAGATCACGGGATTGTCGGGTTGGGGGGTACAGAACGACATGAACCGCCACCGAAGTGGCGATAGGTTTAGGCTGATGGCGTAGCGTCTCGTAAATACTGGCAATGGCATTAGCACGGAAGGTGCGGCCACCAGCACTTATCTTTGTCCCGCTGGTTGTGTGTCTCCAGTAAGTGTTTACGCTGGGTGGGAACGGAAGAATGAGTTTCATGCAGCCACTCCTTCCTGTTCAGCACACATTTCAGGCAGATTTGCACGCACCAGCGCTTCGGAAAACTGCGGCGGCACAGCGTTACCACACCGCGCAACCTGAGCGTTTTTCGTGTGCCGCACGCCGCGATAGTCTATGTCAATGACATACCAATTAGGGAACCCTTGCGCAGCATACAATTCCGGTGCTTGGAGCATGCGCAATGTGATATCTATCAGCACCCACCAGATGCCGCGATACGCCATGAGAACCATTTCGGCGGATTCAGCGAAATGCTCAGGAAGATGAGAATGAAGCAGATCCGCACAGCGGCGTGCCTTCTCACGCAGTTCAGGAGAAAGGGAATCCGCAGATTCACAATGCCCCATATCAACCAAACTGGCAGTAACCAGCGCATGGTGTGCCCCGCTGGCTGTTACTGTTGATAATGGGCGTTCTATGCTATGCCCAAAAAGCTGGTGCTCACTCGTTCCACGCAGCGGGATCATCACCGGTGCAACGACAGAAAAATGACCACCTTTGACCTGAGCGCAGAGCGTCCGCATGGGTTCATCAATAGGCATCGTGCGCTGGTTGCTCGCATTCGCGTGCTCGTTGATGAATGGTGTTAATATCGGTGTTACCACAGCGCGGTGATTTTCAGAGACGATAGTGCCGAAAGGCTGATTGATAGCGACTGGCTTACCAGAATATTCGGAGCCACCGGCCCCAACAATGAACGGTTCGGCATTAGTGAGGACGTGGCGCCACAATCCCTTAGCCACGCGACGTAATGTATTTGTGGCTAACGGTTTTTTCCGTTCAAAGATCGAAGTGGACGTAATCGACCAGACAATACAATCTGCCGCCGTCCGCCATGGTGTCAGTTTGCCAGCTTGTACAGCGGGTGATTTCGGGTCGCCGTGCGTAGGCTCGGGCCATATAACTGGTTTCCTGTCGCGCCGCATAACCATGAAAAAGCGCTTGCGGATTGTTGGCGCGCCATAATCACAGGCCCTCAATTCACGATAGTCAACGGTATACCCTAAACCTGCTGATAAACGTTTTGCATCTTCGCCATGAATATCAATACCCAACGCTTCGCAACATTCAATTAGAGCTGGGTGATTTATTGCGATACCAGTGGTCAACATCCCAACGAATGCATCAAATGTTTCGCCAGCGCGTTCTGGATCAGGATGCTGTGTACCATCTTCCGCCGTTAAAAGTGGTCCCCATGTCTTGAATTCCCCCACGTTTTCCAGCATGCCAACGCGAAAATCAGTATCTAGCCCCCAACGCAACACTATCCACGCTAAGCCGCGAATCTCTCTTTTCACTGGCTTGCTGCCTTTGGCTTTTGAAAAATGCCTGCAATCGGGGCTAAACCACACCAGACCAACCGGACGGCCAGCGGTCGCGGCCACCGGATCGATATCAAAGACGTTTTCGCAATAGTGCAACGTGTCTGGGTGGTTAGTGGTATGCATCGCAATCGCATTAAGATCGTGATTAATCGCAATATCGACACTGCGCCCGATCGCCATCTCGATCCCCGTTGAAGCACCACCCCCACCTGCAAAGTTATCAACGATAATTTCCTTCATGCTGCTGCTCCCATAGATGCGGTTAGCGCTTCTGCGATAGTTATGATTGCGGTGTCAGAGACGCCTTCGAGTTTCAAGCGATTGACGTGGCTGCGAAGTTTGTTTTGCAAGCTGGCTGGCAAATCGTTCGCGGTTGGAACCTGAGCGAAAAGGAAATTAACCTCTGCGGGCCAGACAGTGTTCTCAGTATCAGGAATGATGATCGGTTGCTGTTGTGGTACCAGCCGTTCCGCCTCTCTGCGGATCTGCGCCATGAATGCTTCACCCTGGGCAAACAGCCGATCACGTTCGATGTAGGCAATTGCAGGTCCACACCACTGCTTGTCAAAAACAGCTATAGCGCCGGCAAAGAATGCGCTGGTCGCAACCTGTTTTTCGTCTTTCGGTTTGAACCAAATCGGCAGATCGAAACCAATACGGCCACGGATAAACGCAATGTGATCGGATTGTTCCGGCCACCAGACTTCTGATGTCGCGGATTTGATGAGGAACACGTAGCGCCCACCCAGTTCACGCATTGCCATAGCATGATCGATGATGTGGCGCATGCCGGTGATATATTGGCCTTCGTGCTGCTTTGCACGAGAATACGGTGGATTGCCGAATGCAGCGCCATTCAGTCCAGCCAGACGCGACGACCAGTCTTGTGCCAGCGCGTTATCTTCTGCGGTGTAATAGGCCTCACACTTCGAGTTTTCGCCATCGCTGAACAGGTCCAGAACTAACGGACCAAACATCGCATTGATGCCCCAGAAAAGCGGATCGGGCGTACACCACTGATCACCAACATCCTTAAGTTCGTGGGCTGCTTCTGTTTTGTAGGTATTCAGCGCCTGCACATACTCGGTTTGGGAAAAGTCAGTCATTTAGTATGCCTCCCGCTGCTGTCATCACACGAACGCCGCTGTATTGCTGTGTGGCAATACGGGCGCGGGAAAGGCAAATTGATCGGCGGGTTGCTACCAGTCCGCGTTCTGTGGTTCCCTTTGTCCGATCCATCACCGTCAACCACTGACGGGCGGCACGACGCCAAAGCTGCTTTTCTTCGAGTTCCTTTGCTAATTCGATATCGTCCAAAATCATGATGCCAGCCTCCGCAATTCTTCTTCCCCAGCCTGATGAACAGCTGATGCCCAAATCGTTTTCCATGCCTGCATAGCCTGAAATGCGTTCATCCGTCCCAGCCCTGCGCGACCAGCTTCGGACTGAGCTATTTCCTCAGTCCGGTTTTTAGATTTACCCTTTGATGACACCAGACGGGTGAATGCTTCTTCACGATTGGCCACGTCTGCGCATTCAACTTTTGGCAGATCGTTGGCACGCTCCTCCTTGACGGACAGATAGCATTTCTCGGTGATCAGGTAGTCGAAGCTTTTCTTACGCCATGTGCGGCCAGTTGATGTGTCAGCACGGTTTTCCAGCATCCAGCGGCAGTGCTTCGAGATGTAACGCAGATATGCAGTCCAGCGCTCAAGGTTGAAATCGTACTTAGTCCAAAGGGTTCGTAGTTTCTTGCGGCGGTCATCCGTCATTTCCAGAACTTTGGGGATTTCTGGCAATGTCGTGTGGTAGGCATCCATGACTGCCTGATAATCAATTCGTGAATCTGACTGCGGGTCAGCTGCCGGAGGCGGTTGACCAATAGTCTTTTTATCTGATGGATCTTGTTTTGATCTTACTAACGGATCCCCGCCAGATTCTGACGGGTCAAAACCGCCTTTTTTGCTCGATTTTGACGGGTCAAATTTTGAGGCATCAGAATTTGATGTGTCAGATTTTGATGGGTCAGAATCTGACAGGTGAGATTGGGCAGCGGCATACAGCTTCGCAACGTTCAACTGATACATGTTCGATGCGTTGCGGTTGCCCTTTCTGCGCTGTGTACGGGTTAGCCAGCCGTCTCTCTCCAGCTTTGCGATCGTCGTGCGAACCGTGCTCGGCCCCGCTCCCAGTTGCCGCGCTATTGTTTCAATTGAGGGCCAGCAAACGCCATCATCGGACGAGAAATCAGCAAGGCGTGCCATGATGGCCACTGACGCCAATTTCATACCAGCCGACGCGCAGCCGTCCCAGACAAACGCCGACAATTTAACGCTCATGACACCCTCTCGAATTTTTCTCTGAACAGCCAAAGAGGGCTGACACACTCATGCTCGTATCCGTCTCGCATGTAAATGACTCGCTCGTATTGACGGTCGTATCCGATGACATGCACGATTTTTCCGTAGTGATCGCGGTAACGCCGATCGAGCTCTGTGATTTGTTCGCCCATGCTTGCCCCCTGCGGTTAATCACGCCCACAATGCCGTTCACCCGACTGTGGTTGCAGGGGGTCCACCTGCCCTTTATCATCCGCTCATACCGAAAAGACGGATTACCTCCGCCGAGTGGCAGGCAACGAAATTGTGGTAACCCTGTTTTTTGCTGTAATATGTTCATGCGTTTAGTTTCTCTACACCGATTAATTACACGCACGACGCCAGCGGCTGCACACTGCTGGCGTCATCCTTTTCTGTCTCGCAATAAACACGGGATATCAGATTAAGAAATGTCATAAGGGTCACGCGGAACCGATAAGCAATGTCATTCAGGCTTTTCCACTCTGCGCGAGTTACAACGTCATCCTCCGTGTATTTTCGGTATGCGTTGACTAGATCTCCAAGTTGTCCCACCAGCTCCGCCAACTTGCTGCCAATCTCTTCGTTGACGTCTTCACCAGTAGCGCCTGGGATATGCATGCCGTTATCCGTCTCGCGTGATATCGCATCAGCAAGAAAAGAAACCCCCGCAGCTTTTTGCAGCACCATCGCCCACCCCATTGGGAATATCTGATCGCCACCAGTGCGCAGACGGTTAAATATTGCGTCTTGTGTTGTATCCAGAACTTCTGCCGCTTCTGCATATCCACCCGGCAATACAGCAATTGTTTTTCTGATCGCGGCCACCAGCCATGCTGGTTGCTTTTCAACTTTCCAATGTTCTTTACCCACGGTTAACCTCCTCAATTCTGTGGTTTCGCCCTGCCCTGCTTTGCCGTAAAAATGCGGCAGAGAAGAGTTAATCAAGAGCTGTAGATGTCGTTAAAAGAGATCTCAATCCCCCTTTTTTTCGCCACATCGATGATGCGATTCGATACATCCTGTGGAACGCTTTGGCGCTGGCACTCGTAGTGGCTGATATTTCCCTGTGATACTCCAATTTCAGCCGCGAGAGCTGACTGAGATAAGCCAAGCCTCTCCCTCACAGACTTGATGTTGTTTGATTTCTTCATGCTACTTCCTTCTGCTCTATTTAAATCACGACTAATATTAGTCCGACTGTTATTTTCAGGCAATAGTCCGACTGTTTTTTATTTATTAGTACCTGTAATAACCTTGAGTGAAATTAGTGAAACGCGTAACGAGATGCCAGCAAAACCACTTACACCAGAGCAGAAAGCTGATGCCGAAAGGCTTATGGCTATTTTCAAGAGACAGGCTGGGTTAACTCAGGCTGTGCTTGCTGACGATCTGGGTTTTTCCACCCAAAGCGCAGTCAGTCAATATCTAAATGGGCGAGTGCCTCTTAACGTAGAGGTAGCAATAAAATTTGCCGAAAGATTCAATTGCTTAGTGTCTGATTTTAGCCCTTCAATACAGAGAGAGATTGATAGAATATCACTCTATTCTGCCAATAATGAGGGTAAAGCAAGCCAGGTCTTTCGGGAGCCACCAGCACCACCATATATAACTCACGATAGGATCATGACATCAAAGTACGCAGAATCTCCTGAGGAGCGGCGTGCTGTTGTCGATTTCATTTTGCATAAAGAAGACGCTCCTTCTCCAGAGTGGGCTGATGGTGACGCAAGAGCCTATGCTGACTCACTTGAGTCAAAAGCAAGAAGATGGCTAGAAAGCGGCAGAGGCGGCGGAAGAACAAAGAAAGCAGGCGCTTAGGCTAGTCTGGTCAGATGGTGAGTTGATCCCATAAATCTAATATCCCACAAGTAAAATGTTCGCAAATTCATAGCATAACGAATTTGTTAGTTTCGTTCACACCAAATAATTAGTCGGACTGTTGACATGAAAAATAAGTCGGACTAATATTCATTCTATCAACAGCGAATAGGCATACAGAGAGGCAGTGATGAACTTGCATGAACAAAGCGAGAAAAGCCAAAAGCCACTACGTATTTACGCAATGGCTTTTGTGAAAAAAGCACTGACTCTTTCAACTGATGACCGCGATAACTTTTGGCTAGAAATTACTGGCGGAGTTGGCTGGATAAAGTTTGAAAAACTCCGTTTGCAATCTGAATTTACTGATAACGGAGCATTGTTTGTAGCCACTGCACTGCGTTCGGGATCTGACCAAGCCCCTGATTCAGTAGTTCAAGCACAATGTGTTTTGTGGCGTCAGCGGGAAGCTCTTTTAAGCGCTGCAAATACGCTTTCTTTTCTTCTGGGTCAGAAATGTTCTGATTTATGAACTCTCTGAGAGCGGATAGCGTTTCATCGTGCAGTTTGACGGTAACGATTTTGAGGGACGAGGAAATACTGCCCTCTTCGCTAAGTAGGTTTACAGCATTATTAGTGGCAGTGATCAGATCAATTGCTGGCTCCATTCCGTCGAAGGAATCTTCAATGCCGCCAGTTATTAGTCCTTCTTGACGTAAGTAAGCGATGTTCTGAAGAAGTGTTTTGCTGTCAATTGATGATAACTCAAGTGGTATATGACTGATTTGTTCGGGGTAATGCTCAATAGCAAGTTCAAGGATTTGTATTTGGAGCTTTCGGTCAAATGAGGCCATCGTTTTCCCTTTCTTGGCTGCGTGAGAACTCCCAAGATACCACTGCCGCCTGAGGTGGTGAAGTAAGTCAAGCTAACAATAAACGGCGAGGTGGTAATGAATAAATCATCACTAAAAAGACTGGCTGGCGAAATGGCAATTGTCATCTCTGTAGCAATAGCTGTCGCCTTGATGTTTGCCGGATGTGTCTATTTTTATAACGAATTAACAGTGTAGCTATTTGGCTTATATCTCTTTCATAGAGTGCAACTGTAAGAGCATTGGCGCATGACAGGCTCATAACCTAATCCATGCGTAGGTTGTTGCAGCAACCGGTAGTGCTCTTTTAGTTGTGGCGATCAGGTGATTGCAGGGTTCCCTACCCTGCACTCGGTTCGATTCCGAGCGCCCTACAAAATCACGTTAGGACCGTGATAGCTGTGAAATTGCTGTGTGTAGTCTTTGCGGTGATCCTGTTTTGCCACACCAGGGGTTCTCGGGTCACCGCACTTTTTTTACTGCATATAAAGGCGGATGCCGGATCCATTTAAATTGAAATGATGAATCGGTTTATTTGTTTTTTAACTCCGGCATCCGCCTTTGTATGTAGAGAAAGAGAAGTTCTGGGGCAAGCCCCGTTAATTAATCCCATGTGCAAATTAATCGCCTCGCGGCGAGGGATTAACTCAACCTAAAAACTGGTGTGGAGAAATATAAATGTCTAATTTTGTGGATATTTTGAAAAAGAAAAACATTAACTATGTTGTTAATGATAATGGCTCTATCGTAATTAGCGACGACGTTTCTTTGCTGGGATGTACTGGCATCACCAGTCTGCCTGAGAACCTGAGCGTCGGCGGTTCCCTCGACCTGCGGGGCACTGGCATCACCAGTCTGCCTGAGAACCTGAGCGTCGGTGGTTCCCTCGACCTGCAGGACACTGGCATCACCAGTCTGCCTGAGAACCTGAGCGTCGGCGGTTCCCTCGACCTGCGCGGCACTGGCATCACCAGTCTGCCTGAGAACCTGAGCGTCGGCGGTTTCCTCGACCTGCAGGACACTGGCATTACCAGCCTGCCTGAGAATTTTTCTTGCGGCTCGCTTTATCTCGATCCGCAACGCTTCGATAACATTACCTGCCGCGATAACTGCGGAAACTCAAGCCGTACCATTTTCGCCGCATGGGTACAGGGTAATTTCCGGATCGGCGCTGGCTGCTTCTGGAACACGCTGGATGAATTTGAATTTGCTGTTGATGAAAGCTATTCCGGTGATGCGGCTGAAACATACAAACAAGCTGCTCGTGATTGTGTTGCTGAACTGACAGTAAAACTGAATAAGGCTGGTGAATAATGAGCTGGATTTCAACCTATACGGGGCGGCATTTTAATTATGCCGATCCAAATTTAGACAGTATCTGTCTGCTGGATATCGCGCATTCACTGAGCCAGATTAACCGGTTTTGCGGCCACACTAACTGGCCGTACTCTGTCGCTCAACATTCTGTCGGGGCGAGCTATATCGTCCCACAAGAATTTGCTCTGGAAGCGCTTATGCATGACGCCCATGAAGCATATGTAAACGACATGATGTCGCCGTTAAAGCACTTTCTGCCGGACTATAAAGCCGTTGAAACACGCATTGAGCAACTGGTGCGCCTGAAATTTGGTCTACCTCTGAAAACCAGTCCTGAAGTAAAACATGCTGATCTGGTCATGCTGGCGACAGAGAAAGAAGCGTTACTGCATGCCAACTCTGGTGACTGGCCGATTTTGGAAGGCATTACGCCGTCAAATCGGATCATTGTCCCCATGTCTCACGTTGAAGCCAAGCAACAGTTCATTCACCGCTTTCACGATCTGACAGCTGGACAATATTTTGCTGTCGATTATGAGGGTGAACCGGTTTATTCGGGGCCACCAGAAGATGAAACCCTTGTTATAGAGAATGCCATGCATTCCCTGATGCTGCGTAATATCCAGCAAGGGCTGAAATTACCAGGTCGAAAACCGTTATCTGCCGAGGTTCTCGATCACGTCAATCACCTGCATGCAGATAACGAACACCTCCGCTCCGTCGTCTGCGAATTAGAAGCACAGCTTAATGCGGGGGTGCAGCGTGGCTAAAAACTCGAAAGATGCCTACGGGGCACAAGGTAAGACCAACGTCTTAAATTTCGTTCCAGAAAATCTGTACATGACAGATGACTCAACCCACCCGCTTTACGATGAGCGCATATATTTACCGCTGAGTGAGTCTATGGTTATGAACATCATGGACCAAGGTGTTATCGAGCCGATTGTGATCTGGAAAGACAAAGAGACAGGAACAGTCTATGTCGTAGACGGTCGCCAGCGCGTTAAGCATGCACGCGAAGCGAACCGCCGACTGGCAGAGTCGGGAAAGCCTCTCCTGATGGTTCCCGCTGTTGTCCGTATTGGCTCAGTACATCGCGCGAAAGAAGCTGCAATCAGCGCTAATGAAATTCATATACCGGATACACCGCTTGGCCGAGCCAAAAAAATGGCTTCAATGCTGGCACTCAGCTACGACGAAAGCGATCTAGCTCTGTATTTTGGGTGCAGCGCACAGACGGTCACAGCAACACTCGCCCTGCTGGATTGCACGCAAGCAGTTCAGGAAGCGGTCGAATCTGGTCATGTGAATGCTACCCAAGCTAGACAATTAGCGACGATGGAGCCGGAACAGCAGCGGGAAAAAGTAAAAGAACTGGTACAAGCCACCAGCGGTGTATCTGGGCATGAGCGCGTTCGCCGTCAGCGTGAAGTTTTGGGTGGCACTAAACCAAAGATCAAAAGCCGCAAAGAAATAACTAAGGCTCTTGAAGGCGCGACTGGCGATTATGCTGCCGCCCTGCGCTGGGTATTGGGTGATAACGGCTACCAGGCTGAGGGGGAATAGTGGCACTGAACAAAAAGCAACGCGCAGAGCTTCGCATGAAGTTCGGCGGGCGGTGCGCTTATTGCGGCTGTGAATTACCGGATAGATGGCACGCTGACCACGTGCAACCCGTCATTAGAATATCCGAAATAGTCAGGACCAATAGCGGTCCTTTCACGCACAAATATGTTGCCACAGGCGAATCGCGCCGGCCAGAAAATGACACTATTGATAACCTGTTCCCGACCTGTCCGCCTTGCAACATATTTAAAAGTTCATTTGATATTGAGGAGTTCCGCTCTGAATTGCAGCAGCAGTTAACGAGGCTTAAAAGCAAATCAGTTAACTACCGCATGTCTGAGAAATTCGGTCAAGTGATAGAAACTCCGTCGCCCATCGTGTTCTGGTTCGAAAAATATCAGACGGAGACGTGCAACATGACTGACTTATTGAGCAAAGAAAGGCTGGAAGATGATTTCCCAGCAGCACTGGAAGGCTGTAAAACAACGCGAAATAACGCCTGAGTGCAGTCAGGCTGGTAATTAATCGGTGTGGAGAAATAACCCATGAGCAAGCTAATGAAAGCAAGCAAATGGGGGAAGCGGGAATTTGAAGTTGGCTCAGAGCCAGATACGAGAACTATAAAGCGATGGATTGAAAACGGCCTCTTGCGGGGCCGCATCGTTGATGGTTACGTCTGGGTCTGCTCATCTGAAAAATGGGGTGTTGACTCCACCGTTTCCCAGGCTGTTATGCAGTTAATTAGTGAGGAATGAAATGGCTGCTCGCCCACGAAAACGCGAATATAGATCCCTGCCCGATTACCTTTTTTTTGATAAAAGCAAAGGGGTTTATAGATTCACACTCATTACAGGGAAGAAAAAGAGTATAGGTACAGATCGGGCAATAGCGATTGCAATCGCACGCGAATATAACTATCAAATGCGTCCAGAATCAGTGGTATCCATCAACTCATTGATCAGGGAGTCTGGCGGGAGATCGGGCGAGAGCCTTCCTTTCTCCAACCATGTTGATAGCATTATGAAACGTGCGATTAATGACGAGAAACCGTCACATAACACTCTTGCTGACTGGAATAATGATGCGATCCGTGTGAAAGAGTTTTTTTGCGATATTGCATCATGCGACATAGAACTGGAACACGTTAACGCATACATCCAGCACTATCATGCTGAAGCATCAGCTAACGTTCAAAACCGGAAGATCAGCTTTCTAAAAAAATTGTTCAGCTACGCTGTCGATGAATCGTTAATGTTCGATAACCCAGCATCTCGTAAGAAAATGCGGCGTGTTGATGGTAAAAAGCGCCGACGCCTCTCATTTCAGGATTTTCAGCGTATCCGAGCTTCTGCGCCAGGATGGTTACGAACGGCGATGGATCTAGCACTGCAAACAACACAGGCGCGGCTTGAAGTTTCTCGCATCAAATATTCAATAAAAGAACCCAAAGAAGGCGTGTGTGGTTGTATATGGCATCAAGTGCCAGAAAATGGCATCCATGGCGTGCTCTATATCCACAGGCAGAAGGTGCATAAAAAAGAAGCCTCACACATCGCGATCCCAATTGGAGGCGAACTGAAGCGTATCATTGATGAAAGTCGCGACAGGATCGCCAGCCCATATGTCGTACACCGGCTACCTGAAAAAAACAGCAATCCAATCAGCCAGGAAGTGAATCATCCAACGCAAGTCAGTCCGGACTATTTGAGCCGGGCATTTTCTGATTTGCGTGACACTGTCGGGGTAGCGTCCGAGCATCCACCAGCAGAGCGTCCGACCTTTCACGAGATACGTGCACTGGCCGCATTTATGTTTGAACAACAGGGAATAGATCCGCAGGCACGCATGGCACATAGCGATGCCAAATCCACGAAAATTTATACTCAAAATCATCTGGATTGGGTCACGGTACCGCACGCAGAAATCAAAGCAGGCTGATGGTAAAACGACGCGTAAACTGTTGATGTATATGATGCGGATTTTGCAAAAAACGCACTGTTTGTATATACATACAAAACAACGTTCAGACCAGTACTGGCGCGGGTTGGAGTGAAATTTGGTCGGGGTCATGGGGTGTCGGGGGTCGGAGGTTCAAATCCTCTCGTGCCGACCAAATACAACTTCGGTTAGTATCGTTTACTACCGGAAACCCCACAAGAACCCGCATTCTCATTGAGTTTGCGGGTTTTTTATTGCCTGTTATCTATCGGCATACCCCGTTTACAGCCGGAAAGTTTGGGACTACATTTGGGACTAAATCAACGTAGTCCCATAAAACCGTAGTCCCAAAGGTAACGATCATGGCAATTCAGGCAAAGCCCCTCACAAACACGGAAGTCAAAGCTGCTAAAGCAATAGACAAAGAATTGTCGCTACATGATGGTGGCGGGCTGCTATTGTTCGTCAAACCTTCCGGCACAAAGACATGGCGTTTTCGCTATTACCACCCACAAACTAAAAAGCGCACTACGCTGACGTTTGGTAGCTATCCGGCAATTTCTTTGGCTGATGCTAGGCAAATGCGGGAAGCCACAAAAGCGCTCTTAGAAAAAAGTATCGATCCACAGTTCCACCAGCAACAGCAGCGCGAACAAGAACAAGCCATCAACCTGAACACGTTCGCTAAAGTTTCCGCCGACTGGTACGAAGTGAAAAAGTCTCAACCACTGGCCGAGAACACCATTAAAGATATCTGGCGCTCGTTGGAAAAATACGTGTTCCCGTTCATCGGAACCTTACCGATCACCCAGCTTACCGCTCGTCACTTCATCACCGCGTTGGAACCGATACAGGCCAGCGGCAAACTGGAAACCGTCAAGCGGGTAAGCCAGCGAATTAACGAGGTGATGGATTATGCGGTTAACTCTGGGCTGATTCCCGCTAACCCCGCAGCCAAGATCCGCAAAGCCTTTCAGACGCCGGTTAAAACCCATATGCCAACTATCCGACCAGAGGCATTACCTGGCTTGATGAAAACGCTATCGGTCGCCAGCATTGAGTTACAGACCCGCTTATTGATTGAATGGCAGCTACTCACCGTTACCCGCCCTGCCGAAGCCGCAGAAACCCGCTGGTGTGAAATAAACCTTGCGGAGAACACCTGGACGATCCCCGCTGGCCGTATGAAGATGCGCCGTGAGCACGTTATTCCCCTACCCCCGCAGGCGTTAGCTATTCTGGACGCCATGAAGCCCATCAGCGGCCATCGAGAATACCTGTTTCCTTCCAGTAAAGATCCCAAGCAGCCGATGAACAGCCAAACCGCTAACGCCGCATTGCGTCGTATGGGTTACAAAGGTGTGCTGGTGTCTCATGGCCTACGCGCCATATTCAGCACCGCTGCCAATGAAGAAGGGTTCCCGCCAGACGTGATCGAAGCCGCCCTCGCCCACGTAGACACCAACGAAGTGCGCCGCGCCTATAACCGATCCACTTATCTGGAACAGCGCAAAATATTGATGTGCTGGTGGGGTGAATTTGTCGAAACAGCCGCATCGGGAAAAGTGATGGCGTCGGAAGGAGCCAGAGGTTTACGCGCAGTTAATGACTGACACTGTATTTATATACAGTTAATTATTGATTCCTGTTAGTTGCCCTCCTAAAATGTCGTTATCCGGTACAAACCGAAAGAAACCCACACCGTTAACCAGCCCCTTTACATCAGGGCTGTGCTATTTGATATACCAGCCGAGGGAATATGCTGAAAATACCTAAACACATGAGGGGAATGATCGAGGTCACTGCACATCAGGTGGCAAGCGTCATGGCCGGTCACGGCAGCGACAATACATCTATCACCTATTGCACTGATGACTACCTGCCTGATTCTGTTCCCCACTATCAAGAGTCTGAAATAGAAAGCTATCTGCAAACCATCTTTCAGGCGGTAAGGTTCGGCATCATTAAACCGATCCGTGCGTCCCACACCAGTGCATGGGGTGATACCACCAATATCTGGACAACACAGATTGATGTAGACACTATCGATCGAAATACCCAGATACACGATGCTACTTTTCTTGCCGCTGATATTTGGCCGTGGGCTAACCAATTACTTTCCGATGATTCACCCTGGTATGGCTTTTCCGATCCCAAAAAAGACGTACCACTACCAGAAAATTGGGGCGAATTTGCTAACCGTGATACCGCATTGCTTCTTATCGCCGGTTTATCAAAGGCGCTTGAAGGTAAAAGCGGCGGTGTTTATAAATGGGGTAACAAACTGAACCAGAAAAAACTCGCAGAAGATGCAGCGCTGGCGGTGGGTTCGGTGCTCGGTGAAAATACGCCGGATAAAACAGAGTCTTTTCGTAAGCTAATTGCGGAAGCTCTGGCGGCTATGCCCGCTAATTAACCCCATCATTATTATCAGCGACAGAATAGCGGCCATGTCGGACAGTGGCCGTTACCAAACTAGCACAATGCCTTACCTCATTTGATTTTCTCTCTTACCAACTCTCTTTATTGCCTACCACCCTTTAGCCCACAAAACCGCTTAACTATCTGCACTGACCGGACAACACCGGTTTCATTGGAGATAAGCACGTATGAACCTGTTAGACAGAAAAATCCTGTTAAAGAAAGAAGTGAAAGCCATTCTGCGCGTTAATTCAGACAGCAGCTTTCAGGAAATGATCAATGCCGGAGAATTCCCCAAAGGGTTTCGGGTTGGCTTACGGCGCGTAGGCTGGTTCGAGGATGAAGTTAGCGATTGGTTAAGGCAACGCATTGCCGAACGTGACCAGCAAACCGAAACCGCATAATCCGACACCTTCATTTTTATTGCCGCGATAGCGGCATATCGGAATCAAAAAATATGATGATCCAAAAATCTGGCGCTGGCTGGAACGGGCATTGCTACGCCCAAAATCAGCACATCAGCTATTTAGAAAAACACTCAAATCATGGTTTTGATTTATCGTCTTTTTCCGCTTCTAACTTACGCCCGCAGGCATCCAATACCCACGCAGAAAAATTAGCGTTGGGATTGTCTACTTTTTCACGCGCTACGCTGGCATCAATTTCATCAATCAGTTCGTGTGGGAAACGGATTCCCTTTTTAGTGGATTTACTATTGTTATTGCCTGTAGCCATGCCTAACTCCGTTAAAGACACTGACGGTACTATGCCTGAAAAATTGAAATTTAAAGCGCTTGACGTGTGCGCACACCAAGAATTATCCTGTGCGCACACCTTGATTGAATTCAAGGTTAACATAACGAAGCCCGGCAGTGCAGCAACACATACCGGGCTTCTGACCACAGCGTTAAAAGGAGTAACGTCATGGCTGATTCACAGTCTACCCAAACTCGCCTTAAATTTCAGTATCGCTTTCTGGTACACACCTACTCTCCGCAGGCAAAAACATTTTGTCGTCTATCCGTTGAAGCCTATTCAGAGCAAGAAGCACGGCAAATGCTGTCTCCGTGTTTCACATTCGCTTTCGCTGCTCGCCTTCCCGTCCAGGAGGTGCGCCATGTTTGATAACACGCCGCTGGAACAGGAAGAACTGATCGATCAGTGCCGTGCGCTGGCTTATGCCATCGTGGAGTTAAGGGAACCGCAGGCAAAAGAGATCCTGATGTTCATTCTTGCCGAACGGCTTGATGCGCTCCACCGCGCGCAGGAGGACGAGGCCGCATGAGCAACACGTTCATTCAAGACGTGCGGACAAAAGCCAACGGTCATTGGGAGGGAATTTTGCAACGATTAGGCATCCCGACCAATCGGCAGGAAAGCGAATGCCCCAACTGTGGCGGGAATACCCGCTACCGTTTTGACGATAAAGAAGGTCGTGGCACCTATTTTTGTTCTCATTGCGGCGCAGGAACCGGACTGGATCTGGTGATGAAAGTGAATAAGTGTGACGCATGGCAAGTAGCTAAACAGGTCGCCGAGGTGCTGGTGCTTCCGTTGCCCATCATTACCCCCACCAGTGAAAAGCCTGATAATCGCACGATTACCGAACGGGTGAATTCGTTGGTGGCGAAAGCAATATCCGGTCAATCTGACTATCTGCTGAATAAGGGGCTGCAACGCCCCTCACTACTGCTGGATGATGGTTCCTTGTTGCTGGTGCTGCAAAACATGGACGGCACCACTACTGGCGCACAGCTAATCAAGCCCAACGGTGAGAAAAAGCTGATTGCCGGTAGCCGCAAGAAAGGCGCATTCATTCCCGTTAGTACCCTACCCAAACACACGGATACAGTGATCATTGCCGAAGGTTACGCCACAGCAATTACGGCATCGTTACTGATGCAAGGTGTCACTATCAGCGCGTTAGATAGTGGGAATCTGATTCACATTGCACGATCTTGCCGTGCTGTCTGGCCGGACGCCAAAATCATCCTTGCAGCGGACAATGACAACAAACCGGATGGTAGTAACACCGGAAAAATCGCGGCTGAAAAAGCAGCACTGGCGGTAAACGGTTGGGTGGCGCTCCCGCCGACAACTGAAAAAGCCGACTGGAATGATTACTACCAGCAACATGGCGCGGCGGTATCCATATCGTCCTTTGCAGCCTCACTTTATCAGCCAGGACAAAAGCCGCTGCCGTCTTCCAATTCCCCCTTAAAACCTTACGCAGACATTCGTCATGGCGGGCTGTATTGGGTAGAGCCGAAGACTGACCATGACAGCGGCGACATTATCGAGCGTGAAAGCTGGCTGTCTGATCCTATTACGGTGGCGGGGATTGGATCGGATGAGTCAGAGCGTTATCTGGTTCTAAGTTGGACGCCAAGCGGTGAAAACCAGCCCCGTACCGAAGCGATTCCAATGCGAGATATTGGCGAACGTGAAGGCTGGGCGCGATTACGCGCGGGTGGATTAGCAGTCACGGCCAAAGGTGGGTTACGGGCAATACTGGCCGATCACTTGTGTCGCAGTCATGCGGGTTGCCGCTGGGCAATCGCCAGCGCGACTGGCTGGCAGCATGGCGCTTACCTGATGCCGGACGGTTCTGTTATCGGTACACCAAGCATTCCCGTCTTATTCAACGGTAAATCGGGCGCAGCCAAAGGTTATGCCACCAGCGGAACGGTGCAAAGCTGGCGTGAAAACGTCGCAGCACTGGCACAAGGTAATCCCTCCATGATGTTGGGGGTCGCTTGTGCCTTTGCTGCCCCGCTTATCGGGCTGGTAAACGCGGACGGGTTCGGCGTCCATCTATTTGGCGGTTCATCTGCGGGTAAAACCACCACTGGCAATATCGCCTCTTCTGTCTATGGCGATCCTAATGCGCTTAAACTCACGTGGTATTCCACTGCGCTAGGACTGGTGAACGAAGCCGCCGCCCACAATGACGGCTTTATGCCGTTGGATGAAATCGGGCAAGGCAGCAATCGCAAAGCCGTGGCCGATGCCGCCTATGCACTGTTTAACGGCGTAGGTAAGATTCAGGGAGCCAGAGAAGGCGGCAACCGAGAGCTAAAACGCTGGCGGGCAATGGCGTTCAGTACCGGCGAGATCGACCTGGAAAGCTATATCCGCGCTGACGGTGGACGGGTAAATGCTGGTCAATTGGTGCGCCTGCTGAATGTCCCGATCACCAAAGCGACGGTATTTCATGGTTATCAGGATGGCAAAGCCCATGCTGACGCGATCCGAGATGCCAGCAACGCCCATTATGGCGCGGTTGGTCGGGCGTGGATTGCTCACCTCGCCAGCCAGAAAGAAAACGCGCTAGCAGCCTACCGCGAAACAGAGCGGCGCTGGTTGTCACTCTTACCCGATGATGCCAGCGAACAAGTGCGGCGTGTAGCATCACGTTTTGCTGTATTGGAAGCGGCTTTATTACTCTCAGCTTCTTTTACTGGCTGGACGGCGCAGGAATGCCACGATGCGTTACAGCATAGCTTCTATGCCTGGGTAAATGAGTTTGGCATGGGCAATCGTGAGGCCAAAGCCTGGGTAGAACAGGCTGATGCCTTTTTGCACCAGTTTGGCTACAGCCGTTATTTACCGCATCCCAATCCAGATCCACGCGATTTACCCATCAAGGATCTGGCGGGGTATCGGGTGAAAAAGCCAGGAGCCGATACGCTGGTGTTTCATACCTTCCCCGCCGTGTTCAATAACGAGATTGCCACTGGTGCTAATGCCGCTGCGTTTGCGCAGGTGTTAGCCGATGCTGGAATGCTGGATAAACCCGCCAAAGGCATTACACGTAAATCACTGCGCATTGATGGTAAGCAGCCGCGCTTTGTGGTGCTCATGACACTCGACGATGAAGAAGAGTAAATCACGCGTAAGGTAAAATAAGGTCGGTTCGGTAGGTTCAGTCGGCTCATTATTTTAATACATTGATTTATCGTTATTTTTATTTGAATAGTGAACCGACCCTGAACCGACTTTAGCCATTTTGAACCGACCTAACCAAATGCCCCTTTTCTGGCTGGCTTGGTGAACCGACTTTCACACCGCGTGAACCTACCCCTAGGTCGGTTCAATTCTGAAAATAATTACATTATCTATCAATCAGTTGACTACGTGAACCGACTGAACCTACCGAACCGACCCACTTTTGCTTATCTATAAGAATTTACGCACACAAAAATCATGATGGGCTAAACCATTGCCAGCAAGAAAGTGCGCAAAACGACACTGAACAAGTACGGAAAAATGCGCAATATGGTACGCAGTTATGCGCATTGCTGTGCGAACTGCGTACCTCGCTACAACCCGCACCACACCTCATTTTATTCAATTTGAAATCAATTTTTTGGTCGGTACGCATGTATCGAAATGCTATGGTTTTTTGCGAAGTCGCGCGGCAGGGAATGTGCTTAAAATGGTAGATTGAGGGGGGACAGCCTCGATCTGTGGTCGGGTCAAACACTACTGGAGATCGGCTAAACTCACACTGCATAGCGGACATCAGCTTACTGAACGGCGACCATCTATTATGCTTCGTCTGTAGAATGACGTTCCCGTCAGTATGTAAATGTCTATCGTTAATGCCTCTATCTGGCCCGCACAGAAGGCTTCGAAGTGAAGCCTTCTACTTTCAGATAAGATACCGAATAAGATCCTCAAAGTTTACGGATGAAAGATTTCTGAATTCGTAACTCATATAGCGACTCCGTCCGCAATATTTGGGTTACTAGCACTCGAAGCTATCTGATGGATATGAATACGCTTGTGAATATGTTGGTGATTCACGTAATACCTGTGCAAATTGTGCGTCTTGTTGGAGCGGTAATGAAAACCACGCTCCCCCCACATAAGCCATACCAATACCTTGCCAGATTGCATCAAGTAACGATCAAGTAGATCACGGCGCAGATAACTGACTGAGCCACTGACAGCCGAATCATACTCGCCAACTTTGCAGTACAGTGATGCCACACCTGCTGCATCATGCAAATCCCATTTGTTTGCACGGTATCTGAGATTCAAAGCCTCACAAAGTTGCTTTGAGGGTAGGCTCGCACCGCTGCTTTGGTTCTCCACGCTATGGTAACTCTCCCAGTTGTAGTCCTGCACGGTGATATCTACCGCAACGCCATTGCCTGACCATCTGTCTGCGGACACCAAATTTTCATCACTATCATCCTCTTGTTCATTTGCGACTAGCAGCCCCGGAATCGACGGGAAAGGCATCTCACCCGCATAGGTGTAATAGTAGCCAGGAGCATCAGGGATGGCGCTGTTGCCAGGATATTCAAGATCAGTGAACAACCTACATAGATTGTCAACTTCTTGGCTATCTACGAATACTCCTCGCAGGAAAGTGAAAATCTGCCGGTCATCCGAGGTAGCATTTTGCTCAACAAAACCGTCAAGTAGGATCCATGGTCCCGTCAGACCATCAATTTCCGTAATCTCAAGGATGCTACGGTAGTCAGGTTGCGGACCCCTCATGATCCAATCCCCATCATCTGACGACTGTTCGCAGAACAAGGCTGGAAGTGGCAAATCAATGCTCACAGCGTCTAGCGGGAACGTCGGGTCGATATCTGCGTCCAATGGACGAGCGCTGCGGTCTTCGGAAAGGAGGCCCTGCGCGTATCGCAGTCCCCACATCTCGAAGTAAGCTATCCAGCCGTACTTTTTGCCATATCGATCGATTTTGTGTTTGTCTTCTCCCATACGAGAGCCGGAATACATTTTCCGATCAATAGCTTCGAACTGCTCAGGGTCATAACCAAGCACCAGCATTCGAGAAATAATTGCCTTCAACACCTGTTGGTACTCTGGGTTGCTGTCATCGTAGTTCGATCTATGTGGAATAAGTCTCCCAATCGTATAGTTACCGAAGTCCATTCGAATCGCTGCGCTCTGCGCTTGCTTGATGACTGCTGTATCGTACTGACGAATGCTTTTAAATACGTTAGGCAGATGGCTAAAAGGCGGAACAGGATGAGCAGCTTCATCCTCTGAAAAACAATTTGGATCTACCATCCTTGCAATGGCAATGATTCCCAGGCAGTACTGTTGATATAACGCATGCCAGGTAGGAGCTGTAGCATCAGGTGCAAACATGGTTTGGTAAATCTCACGAGCGAACCGTGGCAACGCATCATGTAACTCTACTGCATCGATATCCGACCAAGTGGTCAGGACTGCACCGTAGGCTGCGGCGAACACTCGCTCGGGGACATATGGGTCTGAAACTGCATTTGTCTCCATCGCCAACCGGAAAAACTCTTCTGGCCGCCTGATGGCAAATTCATACAGGGCTTTGGTAGCCATATCCCGCAAAGCTCTGGATGTCGTCGTCAATGTCCACATCACCCAGCGAACTCTCCGAAGTTCACGCTCATCCAGATGACCCGATTTCCATCTCGTCGACAAGAATTTTAAGTCATCTTTAACTTGTTCAGATTTCTGACGAATCCACTCTGACCAAAAAAGATCGCGCTGAGTGTTGGACATGGCCATTAGCACATCATGCAAAAAGCTCATATCAAACGGATGTGCCAGCGCAGCCCTAGTGCTCCGTAGTCTCTCGAAGGCAAGTTGTGCAAATCGCTTCGACTCCAGCATAGCTTGAGCAAATCGTTCAACAGTAGCCCGCCCGATATATCTTGGATCCGATTGCGTCGTCAATAACAGAGCGTTCATAACGAGTATATCATCCGACAAGTCTTGCCAAAGCTGCCGCCTACCAGAGTGTTGCGGATACAGATCAACCAGAGCCCGTAATACGTCATAAGCGAAGGTATGCGAATCAGGTCCATGAGATTTAAATTTTGCGTTCCCTTCATCGCTTTGTAGCCATTGCACCAATTCAGGCTTCATAAGCAGGTTGCGCGCCATCATATGTCCGGCCATTAGGTCGTATGCAAACGCAACTCCTTGCCTACCTTCTGGAGAAATAGTCCTTACGAGAATGCCTTCAGACTCCAGTGCACGAATAATACTGTCATCCCACCCCATATCCCGAACTGCCGTCCGTGTAGCTTGAAAATCCACACTTCTCGCATTGTTATCCCAAAGGAGACCCGCGATCGTCAGTAGTGCATCCTGAACGTCATCTTGATAAATGCGATGCATCGTCGGTGAAAGCTCAGCGACTCGTGCTGCAACCTTGTTAAAGTGTGCTTCGAACAGGCTTGCAAGCGAATGGGGCAATGCTTCCACTCCGACAATATGCTGACGAGGAGAATTTGCTACTTCGCAAAAAATTCTCAGTGTTAAGGGGTGCTGCAAGAGTTCGACTGGTAGATCCGCATCGGTAGCGTCGATCTTGTAGTACTCAAAGTACTTGTCAAATGCTGTCTTCGGATCTTCATGAAACCCATTATGTTCAACTTGGGGAACCCCCTCAGGCAGACACATATGGGCGAATTCATTGCGAAGAGTGACAACTAACAAGACATAAGGAAAATTCTTTAGAAGCTCATCCACTCGGGATAATTCATCCCTCCAATTTCTCGGATCTTCCGCCTCATTCAGACCGTCAATAACAATAGGTATGCGTTTGCCTGCACGCTGGCCTGCCGCATCTACGGCCTCAATCAGGCGGTCAAAACTTTCTGCTGGTCTCCCAGAAATCTTGAAGGCAGATACGAGATCATCAAGCCCTTGGCCTGAATGAAGATTCTTACCCAACAGGAGGATCCCCCCTGGGAACGCCCCTTCTGGCTGTGTTACCTTGACTGCAAGTTCAGACTTACCTTCCCCCGCGGCCGCAAGAACAGCAACTGCCCGAGCACCAATTGATTGCTCCAGACTACGGAGAACAGACGAAACCGCGTGGATATCTGCAACCAAATTAGCGGTTAACGGAGCCCCGGCAAAGCGTGCTCCACGCAATTTCGAAAGTAGCCTGTCGTAACGTACTGGCTGACGCGGATTTGAAACCAATGCTTGATGTACAGAGTTAAAGTCACCCTTGCCTAGCGCCGTGTGTAAGCCATCAATAAACTCGGTCAGCCCAATAACTCGGGCTAAGAGTAATTCAACTTCTGCCTTGAGCTCAGTTTTGATTTGCTCAGTAATCGAAGCAATGCTTGTATGATTCTTTTTTAAAGCGTTGGAGAGTTCTGCCAAGGATTCCCATGCGTTTTGGCTGCACAGATGCCTGTATATGTTCTCCTCAACCCCCACAGCAACATGAACTTCTGGCTGGTAGCGGTTCTTAAACGGAGCCGCAGCAAGCCTATACTGCTCAGCAATTAGTTCTGGGGTTAGAACCAGTTCACCAAAGTAGGTTTCTCGTAAAAGCGCTCCCGGTCCGACCAAAAGATCTTCGATGTCCGTAGCTGTGAGTAGTTCTAGCTTCAATTGGGGGAAGCGGTCTTGCTCTAGCGCGAAGAACCACTCTTGATCTCCTTTTGTTAACGTGTGATAAGTCCAAAGCTTCCAGTTGGTCACTCCAGGGACATGCTTACGCGTCTTTTCGATACCTTCGATGATCTTATTGCGGCGGGAGGCTCCCAAATCTTGTCCATTCACCAGCTCATACCACTTGCATTGCCAACCAATCCAGCTTGGTGGCGCACCGAGATCACAAGGCTCCGTCAGCTCGAGGTGAAACTCCACCCCAGGCTGATTTGCGAGTTGCTTAAAGCGACCGAAACGACCATAGTGTCGGCGTACAAGAGCGCGGCAAAGGTTTTCGAAGTTCACATCTGCTGCACCGGGCAGTTCGTTGAATACTTTCCAATTTACTTCAGGCAT